ATGGAGATGACCTCGGGCCATGCCGACCACGGGCCGCACGTCGCACCCGCTGCGCGCGCCGCGCGGCGGATCACCTGGCTTCAGCCGCAGTCCCAGGAGGAGAGGCGGCGGACCGTGCAGTGGACCTGCGCGTGCCGGGCGACGGTGTACCAGATGATCGCCGGCGGCGGCCAGATGCACATCGCGCGCGTCGACCGGCGCGGCCGGTTCGAGACCCACCGGATGAGCCACCGCGACGCCGAGCTGCTGTGGCAAGACCTGCTGTTCGGCCGCGCCATCTGAGGGCCGGGCCCGGCCTGGTGCGCTCACACCGGCCGAGCCCTTGATCGACCCCCTGACACACCCCATGACCGACGTCCACCAGGAGGAAGACCCAATGGGAAACAGTACGACCCTGGCGCCCACGGGTAGGGCCAGATGCGCGCCCTGGTGCACCCACCACGACGACACCACCCTCGGCGGCCTGCTCCCCGCCGACCCCCAGGGCGGCATCTGCCACAGCTCCCCCACCGCCATAGCCGAGGGCGAGCTGCTGCTGTCGCGCGACGGCGACGCGGGCACCGTCATCCGCCTGCGCGGCACCGTTGACGAGCTGCTCCTGGACGAGGCCGAGCGCCTGGCCTGGACGCTGCTCGCCAAGGTCGCCGCCGCCCGCTCCGACCGCCCGAGCATCACGCCCGTGCGCCGGAGCGCCCGGTGAGCGCCCACCCGCAGCGCGGCCAGTGGCCCGCCGGCGCCGGCCCCAAGACCGGCAAGCCGCTGCACAGCCCCACCGGCAAGGCGCGCACCGCGGCCGAAGCGCGCCGTCCCATCCAGACCAACAAGCCGAAGACCGACGGGAAGGGCGGGAAGCGATGACCGCCTATCTGCCGCCGCTCTACGTCTGGTGGATCGTCGGCGGCCTGTGCGCGCTGCTGCTCGCCTGGATGCTGGGCCGGGCCGTGGTGGCCGCCGTACGCGCCGCGTGGAACGCCTCCGAGCGGCGCCCGGCGTTCGAGGACATCCTGACCAACGCCGTCGCCGCCATCGCCACCGGCGTCTCAGCCCAGGGCATGTGGCGCTTCACCGGCGACGTCCTCGGCATGGACGGCCCCCTGCGCGCGCTGCTGTTCGCGTTCATCGAGCTGGCCGTCCTGGCCAGCGCGGTGCGCGCGCGCCGCAGCATGCGCGAGAACCGCGCGGCCGGGATCGACGGGATCGCCGTATGGGTCCTGGCCTGCCTGACCGCAGTGCTGTCCAGCCTGGACGCGCGCAGCCCGGCCGAGGCCGTCTTCCGGCTCGCCGCGCCGCTGGTCGCCGCGTGGCTGTGGGAGCGCGGCATGGCCATCGAGCGACACCGCATCACCGGCCGTTCCCGCATCAAGTGGCGGTTCACCCCCGAACGGGCGATGGTCCGCCTGGGCCTGGCCGAGGCCGGCGACCGCACCGTGACCGAGGTCGACACCCACCGGCGGCTCACCCGCGTCGCGCTGGCTGCCAAGCGCGTCCACCAGTTGCGCGCCGCCGGTGCCAAGCCCAAGGCGCTCGGCGCCGCGGTCGCGCGGCGGGACCGCGCCCTGGACCAGGCCGTCGAGCACACGGATCTGGCCACCAGCCCGGCCACCCGCGCCCGGCTGCTGGACATCGCCACCACCCTGGGCGGCGGCGAAGACCTCACCCAGGTCCTGGCGACCGCGCCCGCGCCCTGGGCCGACGACGACCACCCGGCCGTTACGGGCCGCCCCCGGGCGAGCGAGGCGGTCATGCTGGCCGCCGCGCTGAACCTCAACACCGCCGCCCGCCTGCGCGGCCTGCCCCCTGAGGCGGTCGCGACCGGCGACCGGTCGCCGACCACCCCCGCGACCGGTCGCGCCCCGGACGGCGACCGGCTCGTCCAGGGCGTCGGGTTTCCGCCGCCGTCGCCGGAAGGCCGGTCCTGGCTCGCCTCGCTGACCAGGTGGTCGCGACCGCAGCCGCGACCGGTCGCCGCCCCCGGAGTCGATCACTCGCCGGTCGCGGAACCGGTCGCCGATGCGGCCGCGGAACCGGGTGCCGACGAGGAGGCGGTCGCGACCGGTCGCGGAACTGGTCGCGACCGGTCGCGGCCGGATGAGCAGGACAAACGCCGGGCCATCCGCTTCTGGATCACCAGGGCGAAGAAGGGCCAGCCGATGTCCAAGCGCGAGCTTGCGGAGCTGACCGGATTCTCCGAGACCTGGGCGCTCGGATGCATCCAGGACGCCCGCACGCAGCTGATCGACAAGGGCTGGGAATTCGACGACAAGGGCGTCCCGGCACCGCCGCGACCGGTCGCGGATCCGGTCGCGACCGGGGGTGGTGGGTGATGGTGCACCGCCCGCCCGAGCAGGGTCCCTTCCTCACCCGGTACCTGGCGGTCGCTGCGACCCTCGGCGCGCTGGTCGGCCTCGGCCTGTCCGCCGCGCTCGCCCTCACCGGCGCCGGCGCCGGGCCGATCGTCGGCGTCTGGGCGGCGGCCGTCGCGCTCGGCGTCGCCCTGGGCGCCGGCCTGTGGGCCCGCGCCTCCATCGACTCCCGAAGGGACGACTTGCGATGAGTGATCTGCGGCTCGCCTGGGCCGTGCTGTGCCTGCTCGCCGAGGCGGCCGACGAGCTGATCGCCGCCTGGCTCGGCACCCGCACCATCCGCTGGCACGCGCGCCGCATGGCCCACTGGTGCCGCCAGGTGTACCGGCTGGCCCTCTACGGCACCCCCAGCGACTCCCGCGCGATCGAGCCGTACGTCTTCGACGTCGAACTACTGGAGGACCGTTGAGCACCCGCAACCGGATTCCGGAGCTGGCCAGCATCCCGTTCACGGGCCCGACCGCGATCACCGACTACGCCAAGGTCGGCCGCGTTCTGTCACGCGACATGGGCGAGGAGTTCGCCACCGCATCCGAGGAGCTGTACCACGTGCTGATCCGCAGCTTCAAAGGCCATGCGGTGCTCGCACTGCTGGGTGCCCCCGACGTGCGGCTGCGGGCCCGGCGCGTGGTCAAGCGGCTCAAGCGCGCGGCCGAGCTCCAGGCCGGGTCCGCCACCGAGATGGTGAAGTTCCACGCGCAGTTCCGCAAGGAGTTCATCGACATCCTCCCGGAGGCCCCGCCGGACAAGCGCAAGTCCCCATTCAACTGGAACGAGTGAGCACACCCGTGATCGACGATGCGAAGGAGGGATGATGGCCGTCCGCCAGGCCGCCCAATCCACCCGGGTCCAGGTGAACGAGACCCATGAGACCTCCTGGGATCGCGTGTGGGCGCGCGAGACCTCCAAGATCCTGGTGTACGTGCCGCCGTGGCTGGTCGGCGCGCTCGGCTTCGGCCTGGGCTGGGTCTTCCACGTGACGCTGGACTCCGACGACCCCGACACCGTCGCCTGGATCAGTGTCTTCATGACGTGCTGCTCGCTGGTGCTGTCGGCGATCACCTTCGGCCAGTCCCACGCCCGCGGCCCGTGGGGCAAGACGCACACCACCAGCACGACCTTCCTGGCCGGCATGTGGGTCATGGCGGCGACCTGGCAGGGCCCCACGCACCCGGTCGTGGGGCGCGTCGCCCTGGTCGGCGGGGTCACCTTGGCGTTGTCGTGGAACATCCGCTCGGCGATCCGCGCCCGCGGCCTGGACGCCCCCGGCGCGATCAGCGACAAGCTGGCCTTCCTGTTCGGGCACGGCACCGAGGCCGCCGGGATGCGCGCCGTCCAGGCCCGTACCACCAAGGCCCTGGAGCACAAGGTGGAGGGCGATGTTCAACTCGACCCCGGCAGGCACATCGCCGACGACCTGGCCAAGAAGATCCCTTACATCGAGTCGGCCATGGGCCTGCCGCCCGGCAGCATCAACCCCGCGGCCGATCCCGATGACGCCAGCAAGGCCAAGGTCGTCATCTCCGACCCGCGGGTGATGAAGAACCCGATCCCCTGGCCCGGCCCGTCCCGGCCGGGCGGATCGGTGGCCGAGCCGTTCCGGCTCGCGCTGTGGCAGGACCTGGACGAGGTCGCCTACGTCATCGTCGGCCACCACCTGCAGATGATGGGCATGACCGGCGCCGGCAAGGGCTTCGGCGGCGCCTGGAACTACCTCGCGGAGTTCATCAGCCGCGTCGGCGGCGCGGTGTTCGCCGGCGACATCACCAAGGGCGAGCAGACCCTCGGCCCGCTGCGTCCGGCGTTGCACCGCTTCGAGACCACCAAGGCCGGCGTCAAGGCCATGCTGGCCGAGTTGCAGTCCAAGGTGAAGGAGCGCACCGACCATCTGGCGAGCAAGGGCCTGGCCAAGTGGAAGCCCGGCTGTGGCCTGACCTACTGGCTGATCTGGCTGGAGGAGTTCCCCGACATCTACGACGCGCTCAGCGACAAGGAACAGGAGTCGTTCCTGTCCATGCTGAAGGCGATCCGGTCGGCGGGCGGCACGATCGTCATGTCGCTGCAGCGCAGCGACTACACCCAGATGCCCACCCTGGCCCGGGGTCAGCTCGCCAAGATGTGCTTCGGTGTGGAGAACTCCGCCGACGCCGGCTTCGGGCTCAGCGAGCGGCAGCAGGACGCCGGGTGCCGGCCCGAGCTGTGGACCAACGCCCAGCCCGGCATGGCCTACCTGGATGCCCCGTCCATCGAGGAGGGCCGGTACGCGATGCCGATGCGCACCTTCGCCTGGGGCCTGGACGACAAGGGCGAGTTCGACGACGAGCGGGCCAACGCCGCGATGCGCGCCTACGCCGCCACCTACCCGGCCGCGGCCAAGCAGGTCGACGAGACCACCGCGGCGCTGTCACGCATCACAGACGCGCCCTCGGCGCCTACCGCAGCGGCGGACGGGCCGTCCCGGCCGCCGGTCGACCGTGACCTTCTACTCCAGGCCGTCGAGCTGGTCGTCACCCACCAGTACGCCTCCGCGGCGATGCTCCAGCGCAAGCTGCGCATCGGCTTCCAGGACGCGGGCCGGCTGCTGGACGCGATGGAGCACGGCGGGATCGTCGGCCCGCCCGGCGAGGACGGCGCCTACGAGGTCAAGGCATCCCCCGGCGCCCTGCCGCTCGCGCTGGCCATGGTGCTGGGCGACCCGGAGACAGGGCGTATCGGCCTGGGCCAGGACGACCAGGAGGACCCCGACGACGAGGACGACGTGAAGAACGTGGCCACCGAGTACCTGAAGACCGACGACCCCGACCCCGCCGTCACGGCCGGGCCCGACGACGACATCCCCGATATCCCTGACGGCGAGCCGCCGTGGCGGTTCGCCCCGCCCGGGGTGAAGATGACGCCCGAGCAGCGCGGCCAAGCGCTCCTGGCCCGCCTGCAGGAGCTCTACGACGGCGGGGCGCGCGAGGTGTCGACCGGGGACTTCAAGCCGCTGTGGGAGACCACCGACATCTCCCGGTCCTGGATCCAAAAGCAGATGAAGCGCCTCTCGGAGGCCGGGATCATCGGCGAGCGCGACGAGGCCGGCCAGCGGTACGCGATGCCCGACCGCCCCGAGCTTCCATGATCGCGTGGCCCCCCGGCGCGCGGCCGGGGGCGGGGGCTGGGGGAGGGAGTTACAGGTCACAGCCGGGGCCACGATGCGTGGCCCCGCTCGTGGCCCCGGCGCGTGGCCCCCCGTGGCCCCCGCCGTGGCCCCTGGTCCGCCGAACACCGTGGCCCCTTCGTGGCCCCCCAACTCAAGATCAAAAAGCGTGGGCGCGCGTATCCCACGCGCAGCCGTACGCGCGACCACACCCCCACCCACCGATGGAGATCATCGTGAACAAGATCCTGCGGATCCTCGCCACCAGGAGCGCGTCCGCCGCGCTGGTGGTCCTCGCCCTCGAGGCCGAGGTCGTCGCCGCCCTCACCGACACGCCCGCCGTCTACGGCCTGGCCGCGGCCCTGGCCCTGCTCGCCGGCGTGGCCCTGGGCCACAGGACGTTCTGCGGCAAATGCGGCAACCAGATCGACCAGCACAACCAGCACGCCTGAAACCGGCGCCGCGGGCGCGCCCCCGGCCCAGGATGGTCGGGGACGCGCCCGGAGCGCCGGTCCGCGCGACTCCACCCACCGACCGAAGGGAACACCGTGAAGAAGGCCGAGCTCATCGCCAAGGCCGCCGCCACCTCCAGCGACCTGGCCAAGGCCGCCTCCCAGAAGGGGCTGACCCCCACCCAGATCGACCTCGCGCTCAAGTCGCTCACCACCGCCCTCCAGGAGGCCGTGGCCGCCGGCGAGCGCGTGGACCTGCCAGGGCTCGGCGTGTTCGAGCGCAAGACCCGGGCGGCCCGCACCGGCCGCAACCCGCAGACCGGCGACGCGATGGCGGTCGCCGCCAAGAACGTGCCTATCGTGCGGCTGGCCAAGGCGTTCAAGGACGCCGTCGCGGCCGGCGTCTGACACCGGGAGACCCATCATGGTCCAGGTCCGGCTGATGCACTCCGACGCCCAGCGCGTGCACCCAGGTGGCCCGGCTGCTGCTCCCGCTGCTGCGCGACTTCGGCGTGCTCGTGGTGGGGGATCAGACCGAAGTGCCCAACCGTCGTGACGGCGGCCTGCGTATCGTGTTCGAGCTCGTCCCCGCCGACGAGGGCGGCCCGCAGCGCGTGCAGGCCGAGCGTGTCGATGGCGGCGTGCGGCGGCTCGCCGACGGGCCGTCGGCGGGCCGCCGCGCGGCGTGCGGCCTCCCGGCATCTGATCCCCGCGTCCCCCTCACGACCCGGCCTTGCCGCCCCTCGCAGGGCCGGGACCACACCCCCGGGAGACCTGCGGTCGCCCCTAGCCAGCGCAGGCGTGGGCATCACGCCTCGCTCGCGCCATATAATTCTGAACACGACCTACAAGAGGTTTACCTTGACAGATAGACGGGACGCATAACCTCTGAGATGCTTCCTGGTGTGAAAAAGATCGACGAACGTACCGAACCGTTTCGGTACGAGGCCCTCACCCTTAACAGAAAAGATGGCTACACCTACAGCCAGATGGAAGCCATGTGTGACCGGGCTCGCTCGCAGGCCTGGTGGAACAACCTGGTCCGGTACGGCGCCTGGGAGCCCAGCAACGCCCGCGTGAGCCCGCCGCCCCCGGAAGCCCTCGCCGGGATCGCGAAGCTGTTCGACACCTCCGAACTGACGGTCCGCACCATGATCGCGACCGATTGGTACGGCATCGTCCCGCCCGACGAAATCCCCTCGCGGGTCCGCCGGATGCAGGGGCCGATCATGGCCTTGGGCGACGAGGATGCCAAGCTCGTGGAAGAACTGATCAGAAAGCTGGGCAAGGCTTCGTCCAGGGCCACGTAGCCGAGGCCGCCAAGGCGGTGAGCGGGCGGGGCGCGCTCCGGACACTACCCCGGGGGCGCCCCGCCCTAAGCGCGTCGCTCAGCGATTGAGTTCACGCCAACGCGACGATAGCGGGTGCGGGTACACACCGTGAGGCCTACGACCACAGGAGGCCAGCTTCATGGGCATGGATCGGGGATCCTGATACGCGCCGCCGATCGCTGCACTAGAGTGCGACTGCCGACAGCGCACCGTACGCGGACCGTCACTAGCCGTGGCAATTCGGGCGCCGTCTGGCCTGTGCTCAGCGACCCCCCGCCAGGAGAAGAAATGGAGTTCACGCTGCTCATCTGCGCGGCCGGCGTCATTCTCGCCGTCCTCGCGGTCACCGCCTATGCCATCCACCGAGCGTCCACAGTCGCACCCAGCGGCATGGCCAAGCTCGTGCTAGCGCTGGCGACACTCGTCGGCACCCTCCCCTTAATCCTCAACGCCTTCAGACACTGACTGCGCCCGGGCTGCCGATATAACAGAACGCGCCCGCTCTTCCTGCGACGGAGGGCGGGCGCTTCCTCATATCGGGACGGCATGAGCGCAGGTGATCGACACCAGCCGGTGCGCCCTCCATCGGGAGCGGCTTAGCGAAAGCTAATCCGCCGCCAACGGGATCCCGGTGTTCACCACCCACTTTTGGACCGTTTCCCAGTGGCTTCCCCAGGCGTAGGGCCTGATGGTGCCATCGCGGGCGATCTGCTGGTTTTCCGGAACGCCGTAGGTCTGGAAGAGATCGCCGGTGAGCTGCGCGGCCGCCTTGGCCAGCGGCTGGCCATCGTCGGCTAGATCATCCAGCCATACCCCAGCCTCACCGAAGGCGATTCGGGCGACACGGGTTCCCAGGGGCCGTTCCGCACCGGCGTACCTAGTGGCAGCGTTCAGATCGACGCGGTAACGCACAAAGTCGGGATTGTTGAACGGCCATAGAGTTTCCATCTCCGGCTGCGGAGACACCGCTGGATGCAGATGGGTATCGGCGACCAGCATGGCGCGTGCCAGAGCGGCCCCGTTCACTCCGGCCCGATCACGCGCGTGCCGAGCCATATACCGCAGCGCGCTGGCCGTCCTGGCGGCGATCTCAGCGTCCAGCACACGCACAGTGAAGTTGTCACTGCCTGCCGGGGTGATGGCCGTCGGATGGACGGCGAAGGTGCCGCTTCCATCGGTGTAGAGCTGGGCGCGCACCGCGTACGGGGTGTCGGTAGCGTCCTCAGCGACCAGTCGGCGGTGCGCCACACTGGCAGAGGTGAACGTCGGAAGCGTGCTGCCGACCATGGCCACTTCGTCCCGCGTGCTCTCCTCAAAGGCCCGCATCTTGACTCCGTCCAGCAGCAGGTCACCGGGGAGGTCGGGGACCAAGGTCACCACCAGCAGCGGCAAGGGATACTGGCGGCTGGCACTGGTCACCGCCGCAGCCAGGACCGCGTCGTTCTCCACTTCCAGCAGACGAGCGGCCTGGTCGGTGGCGGCCATCACCCGGCGCCGGTAGGAGGCGGCAATCTCCGCCTCACTAAGCCACACCTTGTCCGCCCCGTGCCGCCGGGGCCAGCGGAGGCCCTGTTCCCGCTGGGAGGGAATGGACACCGCATGAGGGGCCAAGGCGCTGGGCGGCACGGCGATCAGCAAGAATCCCTGGTTCGGGTTGTTGGGGTCGGGTACAGGGCGGCATTCAAAACGCGGGAGCGGATGGATTCGCGCGGCCGCGGCGTTGGTGATCCGTCCCTCCAGGCCGACCAGGTGCACGCCAAGCGCTGCCGAGGGAATCTCCTGGACCTCGGCCATGCCCACAACGATCAGCCCGCCAAGATGGTTGGCGAAGGTGGCGATGTCTACGGCGATGTCGTCGTTGCCCTTCTCCTTTTTCGTCCTGTCACCAGAGTCGTATTGCCTCTTGTAATCGAGATCTTCGGCCTCGCGGGCATCGGCGTTGCCGACCAGGCTGGTGATCTGCTGATGGGTGACCAGATGCAAAGGGGCGCCGAAGAGGGTCTCCAGGCGACGGGGGCTGTACAACATCGTGCGGGTCTCCTTTGACCATGGAGCCGGTGTGGCTCCAGAGGCTCACGATAGGAGAGCTTGCGACAAAACTCCGGAAATAGGTCACATGCTGGAGCACCGTCAGCCGGAGAAATGCGGGAGATCATGAAGAAGGCCGAGTTCATCGCTAAGGCCGCTGCCAAGCCCAGTACCCTCGCCGAGGCTGCTTCCCAGAAGGCACTCACCCAGAACCAGATCGACCTCGCGCTCAAGGCGCTCACCGCCGCGCTCCAGGAGGCTGTCGCCGCTGGCGAGCGCGTGGACCTGCCAGGGCTCGGCGTGTTCGAGCGCAAGACCCGGTCGGCCCGCACCGCCCGCAACCCGCAGACCGGCGACCAGATCCCGCTCGACGCCAAGAACGTGCCCGTCGTGCGGCTGGCCAAGGCGTTGAAGGACGCCGTCGCGGCCACCAGCGCCTGAGGCCGCCATGGAACACGCAGACGCCACGGCCCTGCCGGACCTGCGCGCGGTGCCGCTCGGCCAACTCGCCACGCTAGCCCAGGCCGGCTGGCTGGACCGCGACGGCCGGACGCTGGCCCAGTCGGGCAGCGGCGTGAGGTTCAACTCCAGCATCTGACGCCACTGTCGCCCCGCCCTCCATCCAGGTGGCGGGGCGACGGCATGCCTGGGGCCACAGGGTGCGCTTGGCCGCCGCCACGGCGTCGCCCGTTCCCTTCCGTCTACCCTCGTGCCGCTCACCCCCACGGGTGTGGGGAGGACCTGGGACGGGCCAACGGCTGCATGCAGGCGATCGGCTCACCCCCACGGGCATGGGGAGGACGTGCCTTTGACTTCGACGGCGACGTCGCGTACGGCTCACCCCGACGGGCGTGGGGAGGACCGCGGCGGCACCGACCCGCGTGAGGTCGATGACGGCTCACCCCCACGGGCGTGGGGAGGACCCAGCCACCCGGCGGGCGGTGTCGCGGCTGGCCGGCTCACCCCCACGTGGGGGTGAGCCGACGCCCCGATGGTCGGAGCTGCTGGTCGACGAGTCCTCCCCACGCCCGTGGGGGTGAGCCGCGACTCGCGGAGGAATACCCCGAGCGATTCGAGTCCTCCCCACGCCCGTGGGGGTGAGCCGGTCGCGATGTTCACGAACTCGGTGACCACGCCGTCCTCCCCACGCCCGTGGGGGCGAGCCGCGACGTTCCGCGTGATCGGGATTTGCGCGTGAGTCCTCCCCACGCCCGCGGGGGTAAGCCGGCCGCATAGGCACCTACCCGTTCATGATCCGGGTCCCCCCCATGCCCATGGGGGTGAGCCGAACAGGGCGCTCGACGCCCTCGCTGCGGCCGCGTCTTCCCCACGGTCGTGGGACTGAGCACTCGAGGTGCCGTCCTGGTCCACCGCAGCGCGTCGCCGGGGCGTCCAGAGATACACGTCGAGACGGGCGTGGTACGGCCTGTGACTCCAGGTGAGTGCGTCGTTCTCGACATAGGGCGAGCGGTGGCGGTTCAGGATTAGGGGTCATGAGCGCGGCGAGGATCAGACTGACGACTGCCACCCGGCTCGTGCTCGATGTGCTGCTGGCGTCCGACACGGATGACCCGGTGTGGGGGTATCGCATCTGCGCGCTGGCCGGGCTGGGCTCTGGGACGGTGTACCCGGTTCTGGAGCGGTTAGAGGAGGCAGGGTGGATCAGCGGGGGCTGGGAACAGGGCGATCCGAGCGGGCGGCCGCGCCGCCGCTTTTATGCCCTGACCGGCACAGGCCGGCGGCTGTACCAGGCCGCTGAGGACTCCCGGCGTGCCCGCGCGTGGCCTGCCACGGCGCTATTGCGAGAAGGACGCACGTGACCACTGATCTGTCCCCCCGGCAGAACACACCCCGGGACAACTCCTCAGCTGCGGGGCCCGACAAAACCGTGCCGGCCAAGGACACCTTGATGCGCCTGGCCGGACTGGTGCGCTGCGCCGTGGCCGGCATGGCCGTCCTGGGCGCTACCGGCGCCGCCCGCGCGGTTGGGAAGCTGGCGGGACAGCGACGGAGATAGCCTGCTCGGCCTACCGGTTGTGCCATCGGCGCGGTGTTCACCGCCGCGCTCATCGCCCTGACCGTGGCGTTCGCCACCGACGTACTCAGCGAAGGCCACAACCTGATCATCACCATCACGCTGAGTGTGGTGATCTTCTTCGGTGCGATCGCCGGGCTGATCGCCGGATGGACCCCCGCCGTCGCCGTGGCCGGAATGAGCCTGGGCATCGGTGTGCTCATCGCCGCCGTCAGCATGATCAGCGATGTCATCCAGGCGCTGCGCGGCGTGGACGTGAACCGGCTCAGCCATACCACCGCAGTCACCTTGGCCACCCTGGCCGTGGCCATCGCCGGGTGCCACCGCGCCTGGCGCATCGAGGAATTCCTGGCCGACCTGCTACGCCTGGACGCCACCGGCCTGGACCGCTCCGGCACCCTGATCCGGTTGCGGCACGCCGCCGGGTTGCTGGTGGCCGCGATCCGGTTCCGCATCCGCGACCTGGCCCGCCCCGCGATGAAGCTGCTGGACTGGTTGCTGGTCTCCCCTCGTACCGAGTGGCTGATCGCTGCGGTCACGCTGCTCACCTGCCGCTACTACTACGGGCAGGGCCGCGGCTGGGACGGGGTGATGGACAGTGCCGAAAAGATCGGCGCCATCGCCGGGTCGGTGGCCAGCGTCCTTTTGTGGCTACGCCACCGACGCGACAAGAACCGCTGATCCCGCGTGTGGCCTGCCCAGGCGTGGGCTGGCCCGGACTCGCAGCCGCTGATCGGCGGGTTGGTCGCCTCAGGTGAACAGTACCTGCGCGGCGGGAATCTCCCGCCGCCTCAGCTCCTCGAGGAGAGGCTGTCCACACCAGGTTATGAGATCGATCCGAACGCCCTGTCCTGCGCGATATGCCGACCTTACGGGGTGGCCGCCAGGTCACTGCCTCGTTTCAGCGTCGGCCTCACGCGGTAGGCGTCTAAAGCGGTCACGCGAGCCATGGCATTACCACCTGCGCGGGAATGGCGCCACGATCTGTGCGCCTGGCCCAGAGTCGGGTGAGGTCGAGGCCCTGGACCCGGTGAGCTACGCCGATTCATGCGGGACGCCGTCGATCCTTTACATCGACCTCTTACTCACCCGGTCCTCGGTCAATCAGGTACTACCGCGGTGTCATCGATCGCGTCGGCGTCTTGTTTCACCGGTGGGGCTGCTCGCCTGGTCACCATCCCGAGGATCGAACTGATCTCCGGGATGCGAGTCTTGAGGGCGATACCTAGATAGAGCAGCATTCCAAGGCCTCCACCGACGACCAGGATGGCGAGTGCGCTGACGAATCCGAGGCCTCCGGACAAGCGCTGGGCCGCCCAGACCGAGGCCAAGGCCAGCACAGCGGCGGGCAGCGATGACCAGTACATCCGGGTGATGGCCGCCCCGACTGCCCAGCCACCGAGGCCTTGTACGCGGCGGCTGGCCAGAACCCAGGCGACGATCCCACCGAGCGTGTAGGCGATGGCGTAGGCGAAGGCCAGTCCCATGACGACATACCGGGCGGGGAGTGAGACGTACAGGATCACCATGAGCAATGCGTTGACTGCGGTCGTACCCGCGCCCACGAACACCGGCGTACGGGTGTCACCGAAGCTGTAAAAGACGCGCAGCAGCAACTGGAACACCGCAAAAGGCATCAGTGCTAGCCCGTACACCTGGAGGACATTGCCGATGTAGATGGCATCGGCCACGGAGGTAGCTCCATGGGCGTAGATCGGCACGGTGATGGCGGGGCCCAGAACCATGAGCAGGATGGAGACCGGTACCATCACCGAACTGATAAGTCGCACGCTCGACTGAAATTCGTCGCGGACGTCGTCGAGCCGTCCCTTGCCGACGGCCCGGCTCATACGCGGCAGCATGGCTGTGATCACTGAGACGCCGATGATGCCGTAGGGCAGCTGGAAGAGCTGGAAGGCGAAGGTGTAGGGGGTGATGCCATGGCCAGGCGCCTGGTCACCGGCTGCGCTGGACAGATTCGTGGTGAGCATGAAGCCGAGCTGGGTGATCACTACGTACCCGATGGTCCAGACGCCCATCTTGGCCATCTCACCTAGCCGAGCGTTCCGCAGATCGAAGCGGGGGACGAAGGAGAACCCGGCTCGCTTGAGTGAGATGATCAAGACGATCGACTGCGCCACGATCCCGGCCGTCGTACCCAGGCCAAGAAGTGCCAGCTGCGCCTCAGTGACCTGTGAGACGTTGCTGCCCCCCCTACCCGCGACCATCGCGAAGGCCAGCAGTATGCAGATCACTACGAGGTTGTTGACCACCGGCGCCCACATCGGCGCGGCGAAACGATCGCGAGTGTTCAGGATGGCGCCGGCGACAGCCCCAATGCCGAAGAAGGCAAGCTGCGGCAGGATGAACCTGGCCAGCATCACCGCCACCTGGAACTCGTCGCTGTCGGGCGCCCAGTTGGTGGTGTAGAGGTCGATCAGCAACGGCGCCGCAAGCACGGCCGCAACCGCAACCACGATCAGTGCGAGCGTGACCACCGTCAACAACCGCTGCTCGTAAGCCCGCCCGCCATCAGGGTCCTCCTGCTGCGCTCTGACGATCATGGGAACCACGACACTGCTCAGAACGCCAAGCAGGAGCAGGTCCAGGATGCTGTAGGGAATGGCGTAGGCCGCGTTGTAAGCGTCGCCCATCGCTGCGGTTCCGATGGCGTAGGCGAGCACCATGGTACGGACGAATCCGGTGACCCTGGACACTGTCGTGCCTGCGGCCATGATGGCGCTGGCACGCAGGCCGCGACTCATGACGTTTCACACTCCAACCGGTGTTTTTATTAGCGACGATGAGGGCCCTGCATGGACTGACTCCGCTTGGACGCCGGTCCATCGCGTGAGGACTCCGGCATAAGCCAGTCGAAAATACCTCAGTTGCTGTGGCTGTGCTGAGCCGGCGAGCGTCCCAAGCATCAGAGTGGCAGCAACTCGTGCACCTGCCTCGCTGTAGCGCTGCCAGTAAATCGTGTTGAGGAAGTGCCGTTCACTGTGATATGGGCCCCCGGTAGGAGCGGATACCCCTCATCAAGGTCGCAGCCCAACACATAGTACGGGCGAGGCTACTGACTGTGCATCAATTCGGCAGCACTCCCTAGGAGTAGACGATGACCGCATCAGACCACACTTCCAAATATAGAATACTCGTCGTTCCGAAACGTTATAGTTTCTAACCCTGAAAGAAATACTATGGCCATCCCTATATCCACCAAGATCTCGATTGATTAATATCTGGAGTGCGACGCGGGTTTGTCGAGGGCTCATAGCAGCCCGGTCATTCTCAGATCTCCGCCACGCACGGCACGCGCAGTTTCAGCGAGTAGCGCGTGCAGTTCGGCAAGGTTCGTCATCCGTTCCCCGAAAGGTAGGACATGAAGAAGCGACTCGTTCTGGCATCGGTATTGACGGGAGGGGCTTTCGCTGCCTCCCTGCTGGCAACAAGCATGCCGGCCTCTGCCACCAGCACCTTAGCCAACCTCTGTACGCATCAGGCAACTTCGAGCGGAGGCTACGTTACCGGCAAGTCCTGGTGTCCCACCAAGCCGGCCCAGCATACACACCGTGTATGGATGGACTGCAGGCCTCAAGGAAGTCCCGTAACTTACAGGATTTACGGCCCGTACGTAGGCGGAAACCAAACCTCTACGGCTAGGTGTGGTCTGTACGAGACCTCGTCCAACATCGGTCACGACGAGTTCCCCGAGCCCCCCCTATTGAGTAATTAGGGGCCGCATCGAGCAGGCATCGCCGAGATAGCGGATAGGCGCTACAACGCAATACCGTGAGCTGCGGCGGACTATTACAGTTCGCCGCAGCTCACATCTACAATAAACAGGTACTTAACCCTGCTGCTGCGGCTGCACCAGCAGCCTGGCAGGCCTGGTCTCCGCATGGGCGATCCAACCAGCGCGAGAGTCCCCGGCCGACCTTGCCGCGTGTTGGGCCTTGAGTTGGCGCGTCCGGGTGCCGCTGAGGGTGTGCGGCGCCGGCCGTAGCGCAACCGAGGCATACATCGCGATGTCTTTGACCTGCTCGGCGGGGATGCCGCCTTCCAGCAGCGCGGTGAGCAGGGTGGTGCGCACCATGTACGGATGCAGGGCATGGGCGCGTTCGGGGCGACCGACCCCCCGTCTTTGCGTGCGAAGAGCAGCGCGCTGGCCGGGTGGTCTGTAGGCAGCGGCCGTAGAGGCTTCGACACGGGCAGCGGCTCGGTCTTGCCCGCCTTGTGGCAGAACCTCACCGTAAGGTGTCGCTGCCGTCGGCCTCGATCGCCGTCAGCTCGCGGCAGGAATTAGTCCCAGAAAGACGAAGCGTCCCCGTCTCCAGCCAAGTGGAGACGGGGACGCAGGCACGTCGGTGCTGGTCGTCCAGATAGGGCCAGACCCAGCCACCGGCGCTGAGCTAGGCGAACGTGCCTCCACCGGTACGGCCAGACCCTATCGGCGCCGCAGCGATCTGGGGCCGGATCCGCACAGGTCGTTCAGCTTTCCTGCTCGTAGGCGCGCGTGGTGACTGGTATCAGCACGCGGCCCGTAGCGTCACGCGGATCGGCCACGGGGGTGACCGCGCGATGGGCCGACCACCACGCGAGCACGACGATGATGCCGTCGATGACCTGCTCGATGCTGACCAGATCGACTCGGGCCCACTCGGCGGGCAGCCATCCTGCCCAGACGGCTAGGCGGAGCGCGCCGACGCCGATCAGGGCGAGTGCTCCCCGGATCGCCAGCGGCTGGCGGATGCGCAACCTGATTGGCATTGTGCTCCTTCCACGGGGTGAGGCCGGCCGCCGGGGCGGCCGGCCGGTGGACTGCTACTGCTGCTGCTTGCGGACCTCGCCGGGGACCATCTTGATGGTGGCGGTGCCGCCCGGGACCACGTCGATGGCCTCGGTCACGCTGAGGTCCAGCGCGGGGATGCTGGCCGTCACGGTCGCGCTGCCGGGGACGCCGGCGATGACGTCGGCCGAGCGGGTGTCCTCGGCCACGCGCAGCGTGGCGACCTCGGGGTTGTCGACCGACCAGGTGATGGTCTCGGGGGTGTCGAACCCCTTGGCGTCCTCGGTGTCGACGGTGTAGGTGATCTCTTCGTCGTCGTGCAGCTGCACGGTTTCTCCTTCGGGGATGGGGGTGCCGGTCGGCGCCCCGGTGGACTGGCTCCGGATGGGGCCAGGGATCAGGCGCAGGCGCACGGTGCCCTGCAGCCAGGCCAGGTAGGTCTGTGCGGTGCGGCGGATGTTGGTCTCGGCCTGGGCGATGGTGGCGGCCCGGTCGACGCCGGGGCACAGCGTGAGGCTGCCCAGGCGCACGTGGGTGTCGACGGCGGCCTGCAGCGCCGCGATCCGTACGGCCATCGGGTCGGCCGTCAGCGCGGGGAGCGGGCCGGTCTCGGGTTCGGTCACGCGGATGATCACCTCATTCGTGGGCGAGAAACAGGAACCGGCCGGCCACGTAGGCCACCAGCGGACGGAAGGGCTGGCCGGAGGGGGCAAAACGGCGGCCGACCCCGGGTTCGTCGTGCCGGGCGTAGGCCAGAGGTGCCGATCAGATGGTCATGCCTCGCGGCGTGGATCCCGGGCGGCGAGCTCGCGCTCCAAGGCGCTGACGCGGTCCTCCAGCGCCCGGCGCTCGCGGCGTTCGCGCGCCACGGTGTCCTCCAGCTCGCGGCGCTGGGCGCGTTCGGTGTCCAGCCGGGACTGCAACTCCACCAGCTGCACGTTCAGGCGGTCGTTCATCTCCTTGAGCGTGGAGAAGGTGGAGACGGTGAAGTCGCCCTTGTCTTTTCGCCGGTCCCGCAGGTAGCTGGTGATCGCGGTGATCGCTCCACCGCCGAGCACCGCGGTGACGATGGTGCCCAGGGTGGTCAGGGTGTCACCCGCCATCGCGGTCTCCCGGGCCTCCCGTGGCGTCGCGGCGGATGGTCAGGTCCACCCTGCGCATGTAGGTGGCCAGGGTGGCGACGATCAGCGGGTACGCGGCCAGCACGCCGTCCCATCCGGCCACCGCGATGATGGCCACCGCGTACACCAGGCAGGTGATGGACAGTAGCTGCAAGCCCAGGGCGAGCACCGGCAGACGGGTGACCACCAGGCGTCCCTCGTGCTCACGGACGCTGGCCAGCCCGGTCAGCCACGCCGCGCAGCCCACCAGCAGGCACACCGCCCACAGCCGGGTCGCCCACCACGGCAGCAAGGTGTCCAGCGCGCGGGAGCTGGTCAGGTTGCACAGCGTCGCGACCGCGGAGGGCAGGCCCATGACGGCGAACATCGTGTCCATGGGCTGGGTGCGCACCCAGGCCGGCAGGCGCAGGACCAGGCGCCTCACGCAGGTGCCGGGCGGGGGACGTCGACCACGATGACGGCCTGGGCGCCGGGCTCCTCGGCGCTGAGGAGTTGCTCGCCGCTCCACCACGCGCCCGACGCCGGCGCGCGGGGAACGTCGAGCTGCGCCACCTGCAGGGGCGGCATCCCTTCTTCGAGCAGCCACCGCTCGGCCTCGCGGCGCGCCTGCGCGACGTCGGGCGCGGTGAGGACCAGGCCGCGGTCGTCCACGTAGGTGATGACCATGTCCGCTCCTATCCCAGGTTGGTGAGGGTCCAGCGCAGCGCGTAGGTCGCGTTCGCGAACACCGTGCGCGACCCGGCGCCGACCCGGCCGTACAGCCGCACGGTGACCTGCCCGCCGGTGACGTCGCCGGGCTGCACGGTGTAGCGCTCTCCGCCGCGCGGGCCGGTGAAGTCGCCGGTCGGCACGTACCAGGTGCCGATACCGCCCGGCCACCTCGAGGACGTGGTGCCCGTCGACCACCACCCGGTGTCGGTGCCGGAGACCCGGGTCGCCGCCTCCAGCTGCAGATCGGACCCGGCGTTGTTGGCCATCAGGTCTGGATCGAGCACCAGGACGTCGCCGGTGGCCGCGGCGACGGTGCGCTCGGGGCCGAGTTGCGTCCAGGCGGTGCCGACGGTGATGTTCCCGGTGTCGATGTATCCGGTGTCCGCGGTGGCCAGCGCGCCGCCGCCGGCGCCCGGTGGCCCGGCCGGGCCTTGCTCGCCCGGGTCGCCCTTGGGGCCCTGCGCGCCCGTTGCTCCGGTGGGGCCGGTCGGGCCGGTGGGGCCTTGGGCGCCGGCCGCGCCGGCGGGCCCGGTGGCGCCCTGCGGTCCGCGCAGGTTGCCGGCCAGCACCCAGGCGCCGGCCTGCTGCTGGTACAGGTCCCCGTTGCTGGTGCGCAGGTACAGGTCTCCGTCCACGCGCAGCGTGCTCGGCGCGTTGGTGCCGGAGTACAGCTGCGGGGTGTGCCCGCCGCCTCCACCGCCGCCGTTGGCCGCCACGTACGCCTGGGAGGCGGCCGGGAAGCCGTCCTGGAGCAGCAGCGGGCCCGACAGTGCGCCGCCACCGAGCGGCAGGAACCCGGCCAGCTCCTGGCCGGCCGCCCCGGGCAGCGGCACCCGCAGGTCGCCGGCCCAGGGCGTCCCGGAGTCCGGGACCACGATGTAGTACGACGCGCCCACCCCTGTTAGGACGCGTTCCTGCACGTGGTACAGGGTGTCGCCGCGTGGGCTGGTGATATGGGCGGTGGGCGTTAGCGGGAGGGCCCACGTCCCGCCGGCGGCGACCTGGACGCTCGCCATGCCCAGGACCTCGGCGTCGGCGGCCTGGTCGAAACCGGCGACGGGGCGGCCTTCCAGGTCGACCAGCGTGATGACCACCGACGCGCCGCGCGGGGTTCCGGCGCCCGGGGCGGTGATGGTGCCGTGGACGACGGTCATTTGCTGCTCCACTGCCCCTCGAAGGAGATGCCGCCGTTGGCGGTCTGGGTGTTCAGCGCAGCCCCGGAGGATTGGAAGGTCTGCACCTCCACGAAGTCGGCGACGGCCAGGTAGATGCGGCGGCTGAGGCTCAGGCCCATGGATCCGGACGCGCCGGCCTGGAGCGACACCCATCCGGCCAGGGTCGTCCCGTTGATGAGGAAGAACACCTGCCGGACGCCGGTGCCGTTGGTCACCCACGGGACGTTGGCCGACAACGCGTAGTAGCCCGCGGTCTGCGAAACGTACCGGGAGGTGTTGGTCACCGTGCTGTGCCCGTTGTCACGGTCGACGACCTCGGTGTCGAACAGCAGGTTGTAGTTCGCGCTGTTGGGGGTGGCCTGGGCGACCGAGTGGCCCAGGATGAACAGCGGCGGCGACAGCATGAAGTTCAGCGCGTCACGGAGCTCGTTCATCTTGGCCGCGGTGACGACCTCCCCGACGACCCAGGTTCGCGGGGCCGGGACGGTCGCCATCTACACCTCCCCGATCGTGCGGCAGGCCTGGCACATCGCCGCGGTCTGCCCGGCCTGGTAGCGGGCGATGTCCTCGGCGCACGGCCAGGAGGCCAGCGAGGCGGGCAGCGTGGACAGGTTGGCCTCGATCCGCTGCCGCGCCGCCGGCCACGCCAGGGCGCAGGTCTTGCCGGTGGCGCCGTTGGCGCCGTTGGCGCAGCCGGTGCACCAGAACCGGGTCTCGGTGCGCGGGACGGCGTGGGAGGCGCCGCACTGCCACGGGCAGTCGGCGATCCACCGGGCGTGGTCCACCCGCGCGTACGCGGTGCCCGACTCTGGCGCGTCCCCCTCGGGCCGGGGGACGAACGGCACGCCGAGCCGGTCCACGTTGGCGTCCAGGTAGTCCAGGTACGCCTCCAGGGAGGTGACGCCGAACATCTCGTCGGCCGCCTGAATCACGCTGCGCCGTGCCGGCGCGGGCATCACCATCCGAGCACCCCCGGGCCATCCAGGACGCCATAGGTGGCGTCGTCGAGTCGGAAGAAGAACGGGTCGGCGGGGGCCAGCGACAGGCGTACGCGCCATTCCTGGTGCGGCACGACGTGGTGGCCGACGCCGATGACCTCGAACGTCCCGGTGATCAGCACCCCGCCCATCGGCCGCCGGTTCACGGCCACGATGTCGCCGGTCTCGATCCCAAGGGCGGTCGGCCAGATGGCGGGGTTGGATGCCGGGTCCAGCACGATCTCCGCGATGCGCTGGCCGGGGGCCTTGTTGCGCATCAGCAGGTAGTTGGCCATGTCGGTCACGCCGAGCGGGTCGTTGACGTGCGTGACCGCGTCGCGGGTGCGCCAGCCGCGCTGCTGGACCGACGCGTCGTCGACCGCGCGGGCCTGACGGCCGTAGTGGGCCTGGGTGGCGGTGATGTCGTTGGCGACCTGCCCGGGATCACGGTCGACGCCCATGCCGACGGCGTAGGGGACCTCGCCGAGGTCGGGCCGGTCTCCGAAGACGTAGGCGGGGGTGCGGTTGTAGCGGTAGGTCTTGCTGGTCTCGCACACATACCCCATGTCGTCCACGTACAGCCCTGCGCCGTCGGTCGCGGCGATCTCCTCCACGGCGCTCGCCAGGGCCTGGCCCTGGATGCCGCTGGCCGGGACGACGTACCCGCCGGTGGTGTAGGAGATGTTCCGGGGGCCGCCCCATCCGGCGATCTCCATCAGCTTGTTGATCCGCTGGTCGGGGGAGTCGTTCTCGTTGCCGGAGCTGGCGGCCCACCAGTGCGCGAGGATCCGGCCGTAGGGCAGGATCCGCGGGTAGATGGCCACGTGCGCGAAACTGCCGTTGCACATGCGGCCGTGGTAGACCTCATCGGCCTGCCCGCACACCGACACGAACGTCGCCGTGGAGTCCAGCGGGCACACCCGGCTTGCGACGAGCTGCGCGTTGACGTACAGCTTCCACCCGGCGGTGTTGAAGGTCAGCGCATAGTGCAGGTACTTGCCGGTGAGCGCCGGCCACGAACTCACGCTGTTAGTACGCGCCTTGGTGACCGGGTCCCAATCCCCGACCGCGACGTTCCCGGTCGCGATGTCGACATAGACGATGATCACGGTCAGGCCGGAGTTCTTGATGGCGATCAAGCCGAGGTTCGCCGCGGGCTGCGAGGCGGCGACGTCCAGCCGCGCCCAGAACTCCGCGGTGTACCCGGCGGCGACCGGAGGCATCTGCGGGACGGGGCCGTACCGCAGCGAGTAGCCGTTGCTGACCTGCAACGAGGTCAGGCCGCGGTTCTCCCACGCGGTGTTGTTCGGCGACCCAGTCAGCATGCCCTGGTCGACGCCGAACGTCGCAGCCGCCGAGCCGGGGCCGTACTTGGACACGTACTGCACCATGGGCTCGGTGTTGCCCTCGGCGAGGTTGCTGCCCGAGGTCGCGGTGTCGGGGTCCGACAGCGGCCAGTACCCGTACGGCGCATCCACCAGGATCTCGCCCTGGGCGATGTTGGGCAGCTCGGTCGTCATCGTGGCCCAGGCGTCCACCGCCGTGGCGTTGACCTCACCCCAGTGCGGATCGCGCCAGGTCTGCGGCCAACGCTCCATGAAGGAGTGCAGCACCGGATAGACCCGGCCGCCCCAGGTGGCCAGCACCCGGACCGGCGTCATGTCGGTCACGTTCGGATAGAACGGGCCCGAGCTGTTGGCGGGGTTCAACGCACCATCGTCGTTGCGCAGCCGCAGTTGCGCCTCCCCAGCCTCCAGCGTGCCGAGCTCGAACTGGCGGCCGCGGCTGGCGTCGAGCTCCAGCAGCCGGCCCGGCAGCGGGGTCCAGGTGATGGCGTCACGCGGGGTCTGCGCACCGGAGCCGAACCCGGCCGCCAGCTCGACCACGGGCCAGTTCGGGTTCGGCTGCGCCGGAGCCGCCGCCGCGGTGAGCACGGTCATGCCCGCCACGACAATGTTCGCGGCCGCCGAGGTGGTGTAGGTGACGCTGACGCTTCCGCTGGTGGTCTGGAAGCGCGGCAGCAGCCGGGTGTCGGAGGTCTGGTCGACGCCGTTGGTGCCCGACACCGGGGCGGCTGAGGACCATCCGGCCGTCGCGCTGGCCAGGGTCGCGGTCGCGCTGTCCGAGCCGCCAGCCACCAGCGCCAGCGCCTGGGAAGGCGGCGCGGCCAGGGTGATGGAGGCCGTGGTGCCCGGTGAGATGGTGGCGGTCTTACGGTCGGCGACCTGCAGGTAGTTACCGAGCCCGGAGTGCTCCTCCACGTTGGCCGCCAGGCCGGTCACGTAGTCGGTGGGTGACAGGTATACCCGGGAGGCGGCACGGGCGTTGGGCGCGGCCCAGATCGCCACCCCGCCGCCCACACCCGAGATCCGGATCAGGGGAACCCAGTAGTTGTGGACGTCGTCCCCGACGTGCACCGTCGGCACGCTCTGCGCGCCGGCCCCGGTGTGCCAGGACACCGAGCAGACCAGCCAGTTCCCGGCGGTGTTGGCGACCGCGATCTGCCGGGTGGAGATGATCGGGTCGGGGATGACGAACCCGGCGGACAGCGCGTAGGAGTCCACCCACTGATTGACCAGCGCCATCAGCCACCGCCCGGCAGCGACAGCCCGTTACTCGGGTTACGCCGGGCGTAGCGCAGCGTCTCGACCTGGACGGCCGCGCGGACCTCCCGGCCGCCGACGAACACCTTCACGTTCACCGCGGGCACCGAAGCGGACACCGCCGCCGCGGTGGAAGAGCCGCGATGCGCGACGACCGGCGCGATGACCGGGCGGGCGCGCGGGCGGGCCAGCCGCGGGGCCATCAGCGCGCTCGCCTGGTCCAGCGCGCCGAGGCTGGAGGTGACACCGACGGCGACGCCGGCGACCGTCATGGCGCCGGCCGCGCGGATCTCCGGATGCTGCGACGGGCTCTTGATCTTCAATGCCTTCTTGAGGCTCTTGGCCATCCGCTGGGCCAGGGTGTCCATGGTCTTGTCCAGGGACTTCAGCTCCGACTGCAACCCGGCGAGGAAGCCGCGCCCGGCGTCCTTTCCCGCGTCGTACAGCATGTCCGCCCCCGAGCGGCCCAGCGCGGTCGACGCCGAGTCGATCTGCTTCTGCACGGTGTTGATCTGCGAGAAGGTGCCCTTGTCGGCAGCCATCAGCATCTCGGCGTACTTCAGGCCGTCGTCGGGGCCCATGTCCAGGACCTGGCGCAGCAGGCTCTTGGACAGCCCGCGCTTGCCCAGGGCGGCCACCAGGGAGGCGAACCGGGTCATCTGGGAGAGCTTCATGCCCAGGCCCTGGCGGATCTGGCGGGCGTCGGTCGGGCCGTCCAGCGCGCTGAGCCCGGCGAACGACCGGGCGTTGCTGGTCAGCCCGGAGGCGTACTCCTTGCCCGCCGCCAGCGCCTTGGAGGCCGCGTCACGCTGCTTGGCCAGCGACTCCAGGCGGGCACTGTTGCGGTCCAGGTAGGCGATGAGCTTGTTGTCCAGCTGGGTGCGCTTGCCGCCGAACAGCTTGGCGATCGCCTTCTCCAGCCGCGAGTCCAAGGAGGCGATCTGCCGGGCGGTGCCGTCGGACATGGTCTTGAGGAAGTCCTTGCCGAGCTGCTGGCCCAAGCTCCGCCACTGGGCCGCCGAGACGTAGACGCCGCCGACGCTCACCTTCCCCCCGGAGGCGTAGCCGATCGGGCCGCCGCCGGCGTACCGCTCGACCAGGCCGCCGCCAGCGAACTTCCCGGCGTTGATCGCCTCGATGAGCGCGCGGTGCCGGCGGGTCTGCTCGGCGTTGATCACGTACTCCTGGTCCGACAGCATGACCAGGCCGCCGCCGTCCACCATGGCGGGGATGCTGTCGCTGGTGGTGGTGCCCGGCCCGCGCACCAGGCCGCCGCCCGCTCGGCGCACGATGCCACCGGCGGCCCTCTTGGGCGCCCACGGCACTCCGGTCTGGGAGACGTCGATGCCGAAATCCCGCCGGACCATGTTGATGTACACGGTCCGGCCCTGCAAAGCGTTGATCTTCGCCTGCGTCGCCGAGATCGCGGCGTTCGCTTGGGCGTTGTCGGCCTTAAGCTTGATGATCTTGCCGTTGGGCAGGACCTTGACGCGGTTGCCCAGCCGGTCGGTGACGATGATCGCGCCCTTGACCCGGGTGATGGTGCCGCCCAGCGAACTCGCGAGCCCCTCGATCGCCGCCGACCCGACCCGGCTGTTACCGGCCAGTGTCAGCAGCTTGGGCAGATGTGAGGCGATGGCCGCGTCGGTGAGCTGGACGCTGCGCTTGGCCTGGCTCTGCGCCGTGACCCACTGGCCGATGGTGCCGAGGTCGGCTTCCAGCTGACGGCTGCTTTCGGCCGCCGTCCGGTTGCGCTTCTTCAGTACCTGCTCGGTCGCGGCGAACGCATCCCGCATCCGGTTCGTCGCGCTGAGCACCCCGAGCGCCGGGGTGAAGAACGCGTTCATGGCATTGCTGACCGCCTGGACGCGCTGCTCAAGGACCAGCCCCTCGTTGGCCGCATCCTTCCAGGCCTGGGTGACCACGGCCGTGGGGTTGCGGGCCATCTCCACGGCCTGGCGGTAGCGGTCGAACTTCGCCGCGGTGGACGCGACGACGCGGCCGTTCTCCAAGATCCCCTTGGACATGTCGACGCCCACCGCGTCGGCCAGGGTGATCGCCTCATCGGAGGTGATGCCGTACTGGCGGGCCAGCGCCGCCGCCCCGGCCCGTACGTTGGCCATCTTCTTGTCGACGTCGGACTTGGCGGCCGAGACCCACTCGTTGGTCAGCGCCTGGGCGGCCTGCGCGCCCTGGTACAGCTGGATGTTGCTGGCGTTGACGTCGCCGGCGAGCTGCTTGGTCATGGCGTCGACCCGCTGGGTCGCCGGGACCAGTTGGGCGGTCAGCGCGCGGTTCATCGCCTCGTAGCCGGCCAGGTTGTTGCCGAGCGCCCGGTTGGCCACGGTCATGGACTCGACCAGCTTGTCGGTCGAGCTCTTGGCGTTGATCGCCTTCAGGGCGAAGTAGCCGATGGCGACCCCGGCCGCCACGTACAGGGCGGGCCCGGCGGCGGTGGCCAGGTTCAGCGCCTTGGTGGCCACCGAGGCACCCTTGGACGCCGCGGTGTAGGTCCTGGCCCTGTCGCCGAGTTTGCCGAGCATGTTGCCGGCGCCGGATATCGGGCCGCGCAGGCCGATGCCGAGCACGGCGAGCTGGGCGAGCTCGGGCGACAAGTCGCTGAGCTTGGCGGCCAGGTTCGCGGTGATGCCGATCAGGGACAGGCCGGTGGTGGCCAGCGGGGCCAGCGACTGGGTCAGGCTCGCGGCCAGATGCGCGGTCGACCCGAGGGTGTCGCCGAGCACGCCGATCGAGGGGCCGGCCTGCGACTCGATCCAGGTGGTGAACTGCCGGGCCTCGGGGCTGTCGAGCGCCCGGCCGAGGTTGTCCTCGAAGTCGAGCAGGGCCCGCGAGGTGGCCCGGGTGATCGGCTCCAGGCGGGGCATGATCTGCGCGGTGACCGCCAGGGCGCCGTTGTAGACCTTCAAGGTGTCCGGCTCGACGGCCTTGGCCAGGCTCTTGTAGTCGGTGACCAGGGTGCGGGTCGCGGCCGCGGAGACCTTTTGCCGGGCCGAGAGGCTGTCCCAGGTGTCGGCCATCTCGGTCTGTGCGTCGATGACCTTCTTCACCGCGGGGATCGCGAGCGCGCCGAACGCGACGGCCCCGCCGCCGGCGGCGATGAACGCCGGGGCGATGGCCACCGCGGCGGCGGCCAGCGTCACCAGCTCGCTGCGCATCAGGGTCGCGCTCTTGGTCGCCGAGGCCGACCCGGCGGCCTGCTTGCGGTAGGCGGAGGCGGCCTTGTCGGAGGCCTCGGCCGAGGCGATCGCGGCGGCCGCCTCGGCCAGGGACGCGCGCTCCAGCTCGCGCACCGCGCGGGCCGCGAGCCGGGCGGCCTGCTCCTCCTTCAGCAGGCCCTTGGCGGCCTTCTCGGCGCCCTCCGCCGCGGCCCGGGTGGCCAGGGCGGCCTTCTCGCCGGCCTCCTTGGCCGCCAGGCCCATCCGGCGGGCGCTGAGAGCGGCCTTGCTCGCGTCGCGGTCGAACTTCTTGGCCGCCTCGACCGCGGTGCTGGTACCGCGGACGAAGGGGTCAGCGTCGGCGATGTACTTCGCTACCGCCGGGGGCAGCTCGGTCACGTCAGCCCGACCTTGGCTGCGAACGCCGCGCGGGCCTGCCGCTCCAGCTCCCCAGAAGCCATCAGCCGGATATGGGAGGGCCCGACGTAGGGGCGGGGCGGCAGATAGGAGAGGTGGCCGCGGCCGGTCCACCCACCGAGCTCCTGGATGCGCGAATACTCGATGCTGGGCGCGGTGTGGGCCTCCCAGCGGGCTGCGCCGGTCTGGCGGGGCCTACGCGCCTTCACCGACCGTCGCAGGCCGCCGGAGACAAGCGCGGGCGGCGACCCCGGCGGCGACGGCGTCAGCGTGCCCTTGGAGTGGGTGTACGTCCGCAGCGTCGTCTTGATCTCCCGCTCGGAGGCCAGCGCCATCACATCGGCGGCCGCCCGGGCGCCGTCCGAGGCGCGCCGGCCGTACCCTTCCAGCGCCACAACGAGGGCGCCGACCTGGACATCAGCCACTGCCACTCCTCACCTTGTCGATCTCACCGGCGATCGGGAGCAGCCACGGCTCTACCGTGGCGGGGAGTTCGTCGACCTGGGCGGGGGTCCAGCCGTACCGGTCGGCGTACAGGGCGTAGTCGACGATCTCGGTCAGGTGCTCGCCGAGGTCGACGGGCTGCCCGGAGAGGTACCAGCGGATTCGCTGGAGGGTTTTGGGTCCGAGGCCGGGTCCTCGTGGATCAGCGCCATGTGCGGGGCGATCGCGGCGACCAGCGCCCGATACTGCGGGATCGTGATCTTGTCGAGGCTGCCCGGCTCTCCGGTGTCCGCGTCGCCGGGCAGGTCCTTGGGCAGCGGGAGCTCCAGGGACCAGGCGGTGATGACGCGCCGCAGCATCACGCAGTCCATCTCGTCCAGGAAGGCCGCCGACCTGGCACCGATCGGCACGGCCCGGTGGACGGCCTTGAGGTCGCCGGCGCGCAGGTCGGATGGTTCCAGGATCTCGGCCCACTGGTCGTCGGGCAGGGGTACGCGCATCGGGACTCCTCGAGTAACCGGGGGGCGGGGGTCAGTAGGTCGTGACGGCGTTGTTCAGCACGACCTTGGCCGGGGCCAGGCCGCCGCTCGCGCCGGCGTTGGTGGCGTTGGCGATGGCCTGGAACTCGACGTCATAGACGAAGATCGTCCCCTGGTTGATCTTCGTGGTGCGGTAGCCGACCTTCTGGAAGTCGAACTGCACCGACACCAGGCCGCCGAGCGTGCCGCCGTTGGACAGCAGGAACTGCAGCTGCGGCTGGGTGTTGGCCAGCAGATCCAGCAGCCGCTGCTCGGACTGCGCGATCTGCGTGAACTTCCCCGTCACGTCCAGCGCGCCGCGCGCGATCACGAACGGCGCCTGCGACCCGTCGGCGGTGTTGTACGGGGTGACCTCGCGCGACAGCGTCACCGAGAACTCGGTCACATCCGTCACCAGCGTGCCGGCCGACGCCGGGCCGCCGATGCCCACCGCACCCCGCCACGAGGGGATCGGCGGCACCGTGGACAGCGTGTTGGTCGGCGGCGCCCCAGGGACGACACTGGGCCAGCCGGTGGCCTTAGCCTCCCAGCTGCACAGCTGCTCGGCATTCCACGTGATCGTCAACTCGCTGACGCAGCTGTAGGGGTACTGGCGAGCCAGCCCGGTGGCCGGGATGCCCGTGGCGTCGGTGAGCGTGTGCGTCACCGGCTGCCCGTCACCGCTGTTGAGCAGCGAGAACGTGTGACTGTACGGCGCGCTGGCGCCGGTGACCGCGTACCCGCCGAGCACGTTGTGCAGCAGGTACCCCAGCGCGTCGCCGAACATCGGCCCGCCCAGGTCCCAGCTCGACATGATCGGCCCGGAGTACTGGCCGTACTGCTTGGACATCGACCCGCGCAGCGCCTGGTCGTCCAGCTGCGTCACGTCGTCGGAGGGGTCGAACTTGTCGACGGGGATGGTCAGCGCGGGCGCGACCGCCGTGCCGGGGGTGACCTCCTTGGCGATGCCGACCCATCGCCGCGCCCCTGCGAAGACGCCCACGGCTACTCCTTGCCCTTGTCGCTGGTGGTCGCCTTGACGCGCTCCCACGGCCCATCAGGCGGGACGGGAAGTTTCCGCACGGTCGGCTTGTCACCTTCCTTCTCGCCCGGCGTGACGGTCTCGGTGCCGTCGGCGGGCCGGATGTTGTACACCTGGCCCGGTTCGGCGAGCAGGGTGGTGACCTCGCCGTCCTCGCCGACCGCGAGATAGGCGGGGTAGGTCGCGGGCGTCTCGCCCGTGTATCGCCAGCTCACGGCGCTCTCCTATGCCTGGATGTAGACGTCGGCGTCGAACGTCAGCGACGCGTAGGTGCGGATGTGCTCGGTGCCCGGGCCATAGGCCGGCTGGCCCAGGAAGAACCGGATTCCGTTGGTGGACTCGCCGGCCTGCAGGACGACCTCGCCGAGCGTCCGGTCCCCGTGGATGAGAGCGGCGGCGGCCTCCAGGAGCTCGTCGAGGTCAGCCTGGGCCTGTTCGGCGGTGGGCGTGGTGGCCAGGTGGTACAGGTGCAGGCTCACCGAGTAGACGCGGGCCTTCCACCCGCCGGTCGCCCCGCCGATCGCGGTCCGCCGCTCCACCGCGTCCCCCAGGTGGACCACGCCGACCGTGCCCATCGCCCGGCCGGGCTCCAGGCCGGCGGTGTAGTCGGTGTCCGGCACCCGCTTGGCGAAGTAGGACCGCACGGTGGCCAGGCCGTAGGAGTGCAGCGGGCCGCCCCGGTAGAGCCGCTGGCCGGCATCGAACGGGCCGCCGAAGAACGTGGCGATGCCGTCGCGTACCTGCGCCCGGGTCACCGGACCCTCCGATGCGGCAGCAGCAGCCGGGCCGCCTCGCTGAGCAGGTCCCGGCGCCGGGTGCTGCCGTCGGCGCGCCGGGCGGCCGGCTCGTAGGGCGCCTCGGGGTAGTCGCCGCTGCCGGCGGTGGGCTCGCGCAGCAGCGAGGCGGCGGCGTGGCAGATGACGGCCTGGTGGGCGTCGGCGGGCAGCGCCGAGGTTCCCGCGCCCGCCGCGTGCCCGGCGCGCACCGGCCCGGCCAGTGCCACGGTCGTCGAGCCGGGGAGGTACCCGGGCGCCACGGTGACGGCCTCCTCGGCGCCCGGGTCCCAGATCCGCAGCACGTCCCCGGGGTAGATGCCGATCGGGTCGGCCACCGTGATGGAGGTCGCCGCCGCGGCGACATCGGCCGCCAGCGTGGTGGAGGCGTACCCGGCGACATATGACATTCGCAGGTGTACCTCGGCGCCGGCGCTGGGAGCCCCGAACTCCAGGAACCCGCCCCAGTTCCCCGCCACGGTGAGACCGCACACGATCTGCACGCCGTCCTCGACCCACAGCGCGGACAGGTCCGCGATCGCCGTCAGGCTGCCGGGAGTGGGACCGTAGGACAGGGCCGTGACCTGGCGCACCGGGGAGTGCTCGGCATGCACCGACAGGCGGCCTGCTCGGCCGATCTGGACGCGCATCTGCTCGGTGTGGGGGTGTGCGCCGAGCGGCTGATTCACCTGCCCGTCCGCCCACGAGCTCGCGCGCAGCAGCACGTTCACCAGCTCGGCGTCCTGGGCGGATTCGGCGCCGCCGGGCACGAGGTTCTGGGTGTCCAGCCACGTGGGCGACGCGCGGAACTCGGCGGCCGTGACGTACGGCTCGGTGAGCAGGAACGTCACTGGCTCTCGCCATCGGAGGCTGGCGCCTGCCGTCCGCCCCCGCCGGCGTCTTCCCGCGCGTCGCCGGGGGGCTCGCCCTGGGGTGCGTACCAGATGCCGTGCTCGCACCCGGCCGAGAAGACGCCCTCGCCGAAACCGGCCGGGAAATGCTCGGAACACGGCTGCTCGGCCATCGTGGCGAGCCCCGCAGGCTCTGCGGGCTCGGCAAGGTCGGCGGGCTCGGCCGCGGGCGCCGAGGCCCTGGTCTGCCCGCGCCTGGTCGGTGGCATGGCTCACTCCCTTTCGCACAGGCCGCCGCAGCGGCTGCAGGTTTTGATGAACGCCCCGAACCCGCAGGCCTGACACCGGTAGCCGGTGGAGCGGGACGTGGCGCCTGACAGCGACGGCAGGAACCCTCCCGCCGCCAGCAGGGCGCGACCGTCGCGCTCGGAGGTTTCGTAGATGCCGTCGCGCGCGGTGTAGCGGCGCCCGGACAGGCCATCGACCTGGACGCACGCCGCGGCGGGGGCGACGACCCTCACGAGGGTTTCCGGGCGTCCGCGGCGCGGATGAAGGATTCCCTGGCCTGCAACAGGGAGTGCAGGCCGGCGGCGAGGTGGTGACCGTCCGGCAGCGCCTTGATCATCTGCATGGCGAGGTCGTGGCACGGCTTGCCCACGGCCTGCTGGTGCGGCGGCAGGTGCCCGAAGCCGAACAACTCGGCGTAGTGCGCCGTCTCGGATGCGCGTCCGGACAGGTCCATGGTCAACCCCTCCGAGGCCAGAACGCGCGCTGCGGGACGGCGGGCGGCAGGTCGGGGAAACGCTCGCGCGCGGAGTCCTCGTCGGCGTACAGCGTCAGCGAGGTGAGCCAGTCGGACTGGTTGGTGTCGTACTGCACCCGGGCGTTGATCAGCCACGCGTCGCGGACCCCCGGCTCCTCCTTGAGGTCCTCCGGGTCAAGGCGGTCGACGCGCTCACCCCGGTTGTTGACCTTGATGGGCTCCCAGGCGCGGGTGACGATCCCGGCGGCGATGTCGCTGCCGTTGTTGCCGGCGGGATCGACCAGGACGTGGACCATGTCGCCGATGGTGGGCTGCTGCACTGTGGTTCCTTCGAGGTATGGGTGAGGCCCCGGGCTCAGGGGAGCGCTCGGGGCCTCACGACGACAGGAGGGGCTGCCTGGCGTGGCTCTGCTACGGCAGGACGCCGACGACCAGACCGGACCATCCAGGCGCGTAGTGCACCAGGGATCCGTACATGTAGGTCGAGGAGTCGTAGGTGTACTGGATAACCGGCCAGTCGATCGCCATGTAGTCCTGCACGTTGACGATCTCGGAGGTGTTCGACACCTCCGAGTCGGGCACCGGGAGGCTCCGGGAGCGGATCAGCACGCAGCCGAGCGGCATGTACGGATGCACCTGCAGGTCGACCATCTTGCCGGTGACCTGGTTGGCGATCGCGTTGACCACCGAGCCGATGGTCGCCCCGCCCGCGGCGTCGCTCTCGGTGAGCGCGATCCGGTACGCCGAGCTGGTGGCGGTCTTCTTCAGGTAGTCGCCCAGCACCTTCCTGATCTGCCCGTCGAGCCACACCTCGTCGGGGTCGGCCAGCCGCCGGTCGGCGTTGCCGATGGCGTTGGCCCCGTACATGCCGATGAACGCGGCCTGGAGGAACTCGTCCCCGGTGGTGGCGATGGAGGCGTTGTGCCGCTTGAAGTACCCCGACACCGCCGGGTCGGCCTGAACGGTGAGGAACCCGTCGTAGCCGTTGGCGTTGGCCGTGCCGTCGGAGACGGGCATGGCCGCGCCGCCCGTGACCGGGGTGGTCAGGACCGTGATCGTGTTCCCGGCGAAGCTGGTGACGAACGTCTCGGCCCCTGAGGCGGTGCCGACGTACAGGTTGTAGCCGAGCGCGCCGGTGGGTTCGGTGGCGACCGTCACGGTGAACTGGTTCGCCCCGCCGGACAGGGCGCCGGTGTTGACCTCGTTGGAGACCACCGACTCCCCGCCGCCGCCGCGCGCGGTGACCTTCACGTAGTAGGTGCCCGCCGCGACCGCGCCGCCGTTCGCCGAGGAGGTGATGGAGATGACCGGTGCCGAGATGGCGCCGGCGTAGCCGTTGCCGGAGGCGCCGCGGCCCAGCAGGATGCCGCGCTCCTCGGCGCCGAGCGTGGCCCACAGCAGCGCCGTCTGCGACAGGCTGCGGATGTCCTGGAACCCCTGGCCGGCGAACTGGGCCTTCCAGATCACGCTGTCGGACAGGCCCTGTTCGACATAGGCGACCGACTTCGAATCCGACGTGTAGGCGATCTTCGCGCCGCGGCGCAGGTTGACCGGCCCGAACGCCGTGCTGATCGACCCCGAATCCATGAACGCCATCTGGTCGGCCACGCCGCCGGTGCCGGAGTTGGACCAGCCGAGGATCCGCTTGAACTGGCGGGCCGTGCCCTGCCCCTTGCTGCGTGGCAGCGAGTTGCGCAGCGGCGTCGCCCGGGGCACCAGCAGCTTGGCCGGCGCCTCCAGGTCGTAGGGGACCAGGCCCGTGGAGTTGGGGTTGGTGAGCGTCCAGTCCTTGCCGATGTCCGCGGTGACCGCCTTGAGCGCGTCCAGCTCGCCCTGCACGGCGGCCAGGGCATCGGCCGACAGGCCCTTGGTGATCGCCTCCACGCGGGCGCCGACCAGCTCGGCCTGGCGGCCGGCGTCGGCGACGATGCCCACGCCGGGCATGAACACCTCGGCGCCGGACTGCGCCCGCGCATGCTGCGTCGACAGCGCGGACTTGTAGGTCTCGAACCGCTGCGCCACCTCGGCGCCGGAGGTGGCGTCGGAGAACATCTCCGACGGGGTGGGAACTGCGTAAGGCATGGTGATCTTCCTTTGCTGGCTGAAGGTCAGTTGCCGCCGTCGGCGGTCAGGCCGCGCTCGGCGTCGGCGGCGAGCTTGAGGTAGCCCGCCCGGGCCTGCGCGTCGGTGACCTGGCCGGCCTGCTGCCGGTAGTAGGCGGCCTTGTCGGCGGCCTCACCTCGCGCGGGGGTGGTGACGGCGGTCCGGGTGATGACCGGCCCGCCGGGAATCGGGGTCGCCTTGACCTTCGCCAGCTCCGCTTCGAGCGTCTTGGCGCGCTCCTCCAGCGGACGTGTGGCCTCTGCTACGGCGTCCCGCACGAGATCGGCGATCTCGCTCAGCTTGATGGTGTCCGGCACCGCGGCCTTGGTCCAGTCCTGCGGGACCAGATCGGCGGCCTCCAGCGCGCGGGCCCGGCTGATGATGTGCCTCCGCGCGGCGGCCGGGTCCTTGGCGCGGCCGACCGCCCCGATCGCGTTCTTCAGATCCTCGCGGGTCTTGATCGGGAACGACCCGTCGGGCAGGGCCTCCCCGCTGCCGGCCGCCTCATCGCGCTGGGTCTTGGAGTAGGCGCGCTTGACCAGCGCGCCGAGTTCGGCGACCTGCGAGGCCAGCCCTTCCAGCGTGGCGGCGCCCGGGACGCTCTCACCGGCCGGGCCCTTGGTCGTGTCGGCGCCTGCGGCCAGGGAGAGATACCCGGCCGTCTCGCTCATCGCCGTCGTACCCGTGCCCGCGCGCTCGCGCGCCAGGAAGACCTTCAGCGCCTCCACCGCCCGCAGCAGCAGACTGATGTCGTAGGTCTCGTCGTAGCACCCCGCGGCCAGCTCGGCCGCCTCGGCCTGAATCAGGCCCGCGATCAACGCAATGGCCTGAGCGGCGCCCTCGATGTCGGGCTGCTCGTCCACCGTGCCGTCGGCGGCGATCGCCTTGACCAAGCGCACCGCCCGGGCACGGTCGAACCCGTCCTGCTGGTCGTCCGAGCCCAAGATGGGGTGCCCGGCGGTGTCCACGGGGGCCAGGACCTCCTGCGCGCCGGCCGCCTTGGCGATCGCCATCGTCGCGGTCGGGTTGCACGGCCGGTCCACATAGGACACCTCGACGATCTCACCGCCGACGATGCGCCCGCCCGGGGCCTGCGCGTCCTTGACGACCTGCGCGTTCTTGATGCCCACGCTGTAGCCCTTCAAGGCACCGGCTTCGATCTTCTTCGCGGTGCCGTCGTCCACGACCTTGGACTTCAGCATCCAGTCGTCGCCCTCGGCGGCGAGTTCGATGCCGATGCCGGCCGCGATCGGCTGGTGCATTTCACGCAAATTGCCCCAAGTCATCCACTTGGGCATCGCGGACTTGAGCCACTTCGGGTCACAGATCTGCGCGTCGAGGTCGATGTCGGGCCCGGTGGCCTTGCCGTACACGATGAGGTCGCCGGCGGCATCCCGCTCGGCCTTCGTGACGGTCGCCGCGTAGGCGTGCGTGATGTCCATGCTTCTCCCCGGAAATTTGACATGAGAACTGCTTGAGCAGGGAAAACACCTCACCCTGCGATCCCTAACCTCTGACGTCGTGAGGGAGTACTGCGAAGGTCGTGGCCCACCCTGGCGACGTCGAATGCGTCAACTGCGCCGCCCTGCCAGCTCTGGCCTTGTTCGAGTGGTACGTCGATGACCAGGCATGCTGGGGGTTTGAACAGACGACACAGTGGCCGGTATGCGCAGCCTGCCTCGGGCCGATCTTGGTCCGTCACACCGGGATGACCTCCAGTACCGGCTGCGGCGCACATCGGCACCAGGGGTGCTGCGGCGGCGCGAACGCATCGCCTGGAAAGACCTGACCGATCCGCACCGGACCTGCCTCCTCGTTCTCCTGGCACACCGGGCAGACCCGCTCGTCGTAGGCGGTATCCCACTCCACGAACTCGATACCGGCATCTCGGTAGCGCTCCAGGGACGCGGTCGACACCACCCGCGCGATCTCGGTGGTCGCGATCATTTCGGCGCGGTCCGGCCGCCTCAGCATGCCGCGGATCTCGTCCGCGAGCCGGTCGGCCGACCAGCCCTCATCCACGGCCTGGGCGAGCTTGGCGGCCAGGTCGTTCATCCGGGTGGCCGCAACGCTGCGGATCGTCTCGATGCCGTCCCGGTCCAGCAGGTCCTGCAGTCCGCGGTGCCCGGAGTACAACCGCGCGGCCGCCTCGTGGTCGCCGGGCGTCCAGGCACCCAGTCCACGGGCGCGCTGGTGGCCGCAGCCTGCGCCGCGCGGATGCCCAGGTGCCATGCCTCGGGCCACAGCCGGCGCAGCACCCGCCCCAGGGCGTCGCGGATGCGCGACCAGATGCCGCGCGCGTCCAGCCAGGAGCGTGCGTCCCCTGGGTCGGCCGCCTTCTGGCCGCGCGCCGCGAGCCAGGCGCGGGCGAGCCGCTCGGCGTCGACCGCGTCGGCGAGAGCGTCGGCGATCAGTGGGGCGTAGTGCCGGGCCAGGGCCTGGTCATGCTCCCAGCCCGCCCACCGGGCTTTTGGGGCCGGGCTCGCCGCCTTCCAGGTGACGCGGTTGTCGTCGGCCAGGTCGGGCGCGAGCGTGAGCACGACGTCGCGCTCGGTGGTGAACTGGAAGCGCCGATCGGCGCCGACGTGCTTGCGGGCCCAGCGGCGGAACGTCGCCAGCTCGGCCTTGGCCGCATCGCTCGCTGGCGGCCGGTCCTGCGCTGGCCGGTCCTCACCTGGGGCGCCAGGGCGGGCGGTCTGGTCGTGTCCCCCGGCCGCGCGCTGCGCCTCCTGCGTGGCCAGCGCCCCTTCCAGGAAGACCAGGCCCGAGCTGGTGACGATGGCGGGCCGGTCGGCCTCGGGGATCGCGTACCGCGGCAGGCCCAGTTGATCCCTGCCTTCGTTGTAGGTGAGCCGGCCCGACTTCACCCGCGCTTCCACGATCTTGTCGGCCGTTTCCTCATCCTGGTCCTCCAGGCCGAGGAAACGGAACTCCAGCTCGCGCGGCATGCCGAGGAAGCGGCGGGAGATGCCCGTGAGCAGCGCCTCCAGCCATCGGGCCGTGGGTAGCACGCCCTGGCGGTGCTGAACGGCCTCCTGGCCCTCGCTCCACCCCGAGCTGCCGAGCCCCTTGGCCTCGGAGAACCCGAGCTCGGGCAGAGGAACCCCGAAATGCGAGGCGACCAGCTTGATCAGGTGCAGGTCGTAGTCGGGCTTGTACCTCTCGCCCTGGTCGGCCGAGTCGTCCGGCTGAAGGCCCGGGGGCAGGAACCTCCACCGCGCCCGGTTACTGGAGACATCGTCGTTGAAGGCGCGCTCGTACTCGCGCAGCTGATCCGGCGACCAGTGCACGGTCCCGCTGTTGACCATGAACGATTCGCGCTGCACGCCCGGGGTGTACTCATCCCGCATCCACGCCAGCCGCTTGAGGTAGATGTCCATGTCGATCAGCGCCTGCTCGACCGGGCTGTAGCCGTACGGGGTCCAGGTGCGGACGTTGTACCGCTCGTAGACGAGCTGGTCAGCCGCCAGACCTTGCACGGTGCCGTCGTCGGCGACGGCCGCGGTGAACTCTCCGCGGGGGAAGCCCTTGACGATCTGCTGGTAGGCCGGGTGGGGAGGAAGCGGGCGGCCGCCGCGCTCGGTGAGCAGCGGCTTGATGGTCGAGCCGTCGATCAACTCGTAGGAGAACAACTCTCCGCCGTAGGTCATGCGCGGGTAGATCGCCACGGCGTCGAGCACCAGGTGCTCCTCCAAGAGCGCGCTTAGCCAGGCGGCGAAGCCGAGCCCGTTGCCCCGGTCAGGCTCCTTCCAGAACTCCACCAGCCGGGCGACATCCCCCGCGAAGCGATCACGTAGCCTGCTGTCGGCGTCGGCTCGGCTGGTGCCCTCGGCCTGCGCAGCCTCTACGGCGTCCTGGCTGATGGTGATGTCCCACCCGAGGTCGATGATGCCCCGTTTGCGAACCTGGATGCACTGCCGGATCACCGGCGCGTCCGCCGCGCTGCGCAGGATGGCCCATGGCACCAGGCGTTGCCCGCCGGGTTGCAGGTTCCAGCTGACGGGGTAGTCCCACAGCCGAGGTTCGGGCCGGCCGGTGTCGGTGCGCGGCCGGTTTATCGCCTCAGGGATCAGGGGCGTCCCCGGGCCGAACGGCGCGGCGAACCACCCCTCGGGTCGCGGCATCGGCGTGACGGCGGCGGCCTCCGCAGGGGGCCGTTGGGTGAGCGCGGCGACGACCTCCGACAGCGGCACCATGTGCGCCTGGGGAGGCGGGGCGGCCTTCTCCACATCGTCCGGGGGGACACGGCGGCGCCACCAGGCCATCACGACCCCCTCCTGAGCAGGTGCTCCATGTAGTCGGTTACAGCGTCGGCCGGGCAGAAGAACGCCAGCAGCAGCGCGTCGGCGTTGTCGGGTGACCGGCCGAGGCGCTCGATGATGTCGTCCTTCTTCTCGACCAGGACCCGGCCCTTGGGGTCCAGGCTCCATTGCGGTTCCAGCAGCTGGGCCACGGTGTCGTCAGCGTTGTCCATGGTGGACAGGTCCCACTCGCGGGCCTCAGACAGCTCGCGGCCGATGCACCACCAGATCTCGGCGCGCAGGTTCGCGAAGCGGGCCGGGTCGCGCGGGGCCTCGCTGACGTTCACGGCGGAGATCCGCGCGGTATGCAGGCCGCGGGCGGCCATGTTGCGCAGTTCGCCGACGACGCCGAACCCGACCCCGTTGGAGTCGATCTTGACCGAGGTGGCGCCGGTCTCCCGGATGGCCTGCAGGACCATCGGCGCGATGACCTCGGGCCGGTCGGTGTGCTCGCGCCACTCGCGGCCGGCGACCTGGCCGCGGCGCTCACGGATCACGGTCTCGTCTCGCCCGCCCCCGACGTCCACGCCGAGCTCCACCGGCAGCAGCTCCACCGGCGCGTACGGCTTGTCCAGGTCGATGCGGCAGGCGGCGACGTCGGAGGTGCGCACGACCTGCCACTGGCTGTCCTCGCTGAACTCTCCGAGCACCTTCGAGCGATAAAGGGGGTTGTCCTCGCCCCATTCCCGCCGTTTCTCTTCGACCCACTCGCGGCTCACCAAGGCCTTGCCGACCTTCGGCGGGACGGCCTCCCCAGTCAGATTCGGGCTGTCGAACGCGCTGATGCCGATCACATGCCAGCCCGAGCCCGGCAGGCACACCCGCTTGAAGTGGCTCGCCGGGTTGTCCGGATTTCCGATCGCGAAGATGCGGCACTCGGGCCCGGTGGCCAGGGCGTCGGCCGCGATCCACAGCTGCTCGGGGATGCCGCACGCTTCGTCGATGATCACTAAGACGAATTCCGCGTGGATGCCCTGAAACGCGGACTCGTCGTGGTCGGCTGGCTTCCGGCCGTACGCGACGAGCTCGTCGTCGATCAGCCACTCGACTTGGTTGACCTTGCCCGGCAGTCGCGCCGCCTTGTGGATCCGCCGGATGTACCGCCAGAGGATTGCCCGCACCTGGGGGAAGGTCGGGGCGGTGGTGACGACGAACGCGGTCCCGGGCTCGTGGGTGTCCAACCACCACGCCGCCACCAGGGAGGCGGTGTGCGACTTCCCGACGCCGTGCCCGCTGCGCACCGCCACCCGCCGGTGGTCGCGGACCGCAAGCAGAATCTCCTGCTGCTTGCTCCAGACGATCTGCTTGAGCCGCCGGATCACCCAGGCGATCGGGTCGCGGACGTACTTGCGGGCCCGCTCGGCGACCCGCTTGCGATCGACCGCGCTGGTGAGCAGTCGCTGCGCCGCGCGCAGGCGCCGGGTGTCTCCGGCGCGCACCAGCTCGTCGATGCCGGCCTGGATGCGTTCCAGGTCAGCCGGTCTCGTCGGGCTCCTCTTCGTCGGCGTCGTCATCGTCGTCCTCGCCGGTGAGAGCGGAGATCAGGCCGCGGATGTCGTCGCCGAGGTTCTGCGCGTCGATGCTGACCCGCTGCGGGGAGTCCAAGCCCAGCAGACGGGCCCGCCGTTCCTGGATCCGCAGCATGCGGTCGATCGCCGCGAGCACCGGGGCGTCGTCGACCAAGGGCGCGCCCTGGTCGTCATCCACGGCGGCTTCGCCGTCGTCGTCGATGTACGGCTCGCCGAGGCGCACGATCTTGCCGTGTGACACCACGTAATGCGTGTTCTCCATCACCGCCAGGGCGGCGCGGTACAGCTCGTCTAAGCGGAGGACTTCGAGCTGGCGAACCTCCTCGGCCGGCTCCCTGACCGTGTCGGCCAGGGCGCGCTGCACGGCGTCGTACGCGCGGCCCTTGCCGGACATCTTGAGCTCGACGGCGATCTGTTCGTAGGTGTAGCCGCGTGCGCGTAGACGGCATGCCTCGGCGTCGCGTTTGGCCGTCCTGGGGTCGCGGTGGTAACGGCCGTCCCCACCTCGCACCTCGGACATGGCGATCCCCGCCCTCCCGACGGAGCGGGCGGCGGGGTCGCCGTCCCGCCGCCCTTCCCTCTTCCCCATCTCCCTGGCCGTCCCGAGGGGCCAGGAAGTCCGTGACATGCGAAGGCCCGGACAGGCGGGCCCAGCACCCTGTCCGAAGCGTGGACGGGTGCTGCTGGGTGTTTCTGACGAGCAGGAGACAGCCCGCGTCGCGGCTGCGGGCACCGGCCAGCGCTACGGCCCTTCAGCTCCGCTGGCACGCCCTTCCCTGTGCGTCCCCCGCTGTGGAAATTCTCCAGGCTCCAGAAGCGGCCCCAGCGGAGGTGGCGGGCCTGCTGGCGCCGAAATGATCACACCCGTAGTTTTCAATGCGAAAACCTAGTACGCTAGTTTCCGCATCGAAAACCACTACTCGGGGGTTCCGTTGTCCGACTCCACCAGAGGTGGCCGGCCGCCGGTCGGCACACCCATCACCACCACCATCCCAGACGAACTCCTCGCCGAGATTGACAGGCGTGCCGCCATGTCCGGCGGCACGCGGGCCGCCGAGGTACGAGACCTGCTCGCCAGCTCTCTCGGTCTTTTCGGCGGACCGATCGAGCTTCCCGTCTCCGAGTGGGGCCGGGTAGCCGAGGAGGTACGTCCCGCCACCGAGTTGCTCGCACGATGGATCAGCCACAACCCGGCCAAGGCGCTGAAGAGATATCGGGATTACCGCGTTCGCTCTCTCGATCCGGACCGGCTCCTTCGCGTGATCGACGTGGCGCGCGGAGAACTTCAGCTCGCCAGGCAGCCCTCTCGGCATCTGGATGCCGAACTGCTCGATCGGCTGGGCAGCGAGAGCGGACGCCCGGCGCGCAGCCTCCTCGCCGCAACGGTCATGCAAGAGCTCGACCGTCAGGGTCTCTTCCGAGCCATCGAACTCCTGGACCGCGCCACGCGGGCGATCGAGGAAGGAGCGCGGCTGTCAACCAGTGGTCGGCAGGGGGATGACCGCGATGTTGCGCTCTGGCTGTCCAACTCCTACGAGATCCGCTTGCTGATGGACGAGCAATGGCGAAACGCTTACGAGATCGCCAAGAGCGTGGTTGACGAACTCGGACGGGCAGGGTTCGAGGTGGTCAGTCCTTCTCCTGGGGTAGACGTGTGTGCGCTGCTCTCGATGAGGGTCGAACTGGAGGTGCGGCCCCGATCTTGACCGCGGCTCGCTCGGGGTTGCATACGGCTGCACGCAGCTCAGCGGCCCCGATTAGCTCTCGCAGTGCGCGAGCACCTTCCCCGAGCACCCGCCGATGGAAATTTTTACGCAAGATGACGAAGGCCCGCGCGGTGGCGGGCCTGATCGTGCTAGCTGATCACAGGATGGCGTTCGCCCTGGTCAAATGTCAACTGGCACTGGGGACGCGTCGCGTTGGGGGCTGTGCCGGGTAGCGGGAGCAGCGCTGTACGCCGACCCAAGCTCACCCACTTGGGCTGGCGCGCGGCCTCTCCCTCGGGAACAGCGCAGCCGCCGCACTATGGGCCCGGCTTTCATGCCGGGCCCATGACCATTGCCGCCTGCCCTTCTGTACCTTTCATGATGCGCTGGTTGCGCGCCGATCCCGTATACCATCCCGCGCCGCTACGACCATCCAGGCGAAGCCCGCGAAGGGCAGGGCCCACCCGACATGCAAGGGAATCTCCGCCAAAGCCTCAGGAATCCCACTGAGGACGACGCCGAAACCGATGACGGGAAGTCCGCGAGCGTCGATGGTGGCAGTCTGCCGTTCCTTCTCCTGCAGCAGACGATGAAGTTCGTCCAGTCTCGCCGTGAACGTGCGGTTGAGCTCGGTGAGGGCTTCTTCTCGCGCACCTCGTTCCTGGCTTACCGCGCTCATGGTGTCGTTCAGCCGCTTTTCGAGATCAATGATGTATCGGTGGAGCGTTTCGATGCGCTCGTCGATGGGCGCATCCGACATCCACGGGTAGTTGTTCTTCTGGACGCTCATGGCGTCGGAGGCACGGCCCTCCTCAGAGAGCCCCTGCAAAGTGATCTTCTGTGTTGAACGACGGAAGCGATTGACCCTTGACCGGATCCGGGTTCCCGAGATCTGGAGAATCCTGCTGGCACCGTCTGGCGCGACGATGAAGGCGCCGATCAGCGCGATGGCAACGCCTACGAACTTGTTGACCTGTGTCAAGATGGCGGCCTCCCTCAGGAGGTCCGTGTTGTTCATAAACGTCCAGAGTAGCGACCTTGGCAAACTATGGCCGTCACCCCAGTGACCAGCGGTGGTACCCATTCCGAGCGGGCGCGGTTATAGCCGACTTGTCCCCATCACGCCCAGGCCAGAGACGCAGCAGACCCGCGCGGTGGCAGGCCTGATCGTGCTAGCCGATCAGCGGATCGCGTTCGCCCTGGTCAAAGGCCAACCAGGCCAGCCTTACTGGATCGGACTCCGGCCTTGGTGGTTCAGCGGTCAGAGGAGGTGCAGCTTATGGAGCGTGCGCAGGCATTCGTCGAACTGGTCTAGGGTCATGCGCTTCGCGGCTGCCTGCTCGGGGGATTCCTGCGCTGCGCCGTACTGCCACCACACCTGGCCTGTGGCTCGGTCGGTGACCAGGAACCGGTCCTTGACGGCGGGGCCGCGGGCGATGAGGGACACCGTGTCGGGCTCGGCGACCGCGGCATGGACCATCGTGTGGTGCAGCGTGTAGCTGTCACCGGCCTTCTCTGTGCGCACCATCTTGGCGTGCAGCTTCCTGACGTCGATCGACTCGTTGAACCCTTCCTCGGTCCCGTAAAGGGTGTGGGTGTAGCTGCCCGTGAGGAGACGGGCGGAGTAGGTCCATCGGTGGTTGTGCGGCCGGTCGTAGTGGTCCGGGCCGAACAGGTGCAGCCGGAGCCGGAACCCGGATTCCCGGTCGTCGTGCAGGACGAGCTTGTCGAGGATGTCGTAGTGCTCGCACAGCCCCTGCAGGTGTGCGTCGCCGCGGATCGCCTCGACGGCGGCGCGCAGCGCGGCGCGGTCCTGCGCGAGGTCGGCGAGCAGCCCGGCGGTGGTGAGCTGGACCTGTGAGGTGTCGTCCCAGTCGAGGGCGCGCAGGGCGGGCAGGTGGGGGTCGATTACGGACAT